TAGCAGTGATGAATTATCAGAGTTAGGTGTTGCCTTTTCGACAAAGAATTTTAACAATGTCTTATCACTAAAGCCAGCAAGTCTATAAATTAAACGAACATCTAAGTTGTTTAATAGAGTTGTAATTTCTGTAGTTGCATCAACTCCTTGTTGTTTTTCATAATCAACAATCCAGTTTATGTAACTTGTTTTTGCTGTGCCATTACCATATATCTGAATAGCATTAATATCTAAATGACTTCGATCATTTACTAGATATTGATTAAATTCTGTGTTAAACTTATAATTGTCTAAGTCTGCACTTAAGTTAAAGAACTGTGAAGGCTTAGTTAATGCAAATATTCGCATCAAGTCAAACGGATACGATGAACTTCTTCTGTATGAGAATTCTGCCGGTGCGTCATCACCTACTTTCCAATCACGTTTTAATGTGTTAGCATCGTATGAACCTATTATTGCATCAAAAGGAGAACGCAAGTCACCATGATCGTCAACTGGAATAATTTTACTTAAGCCAGGTCGTTTTAATTCGTCAACAGTTATACTAGTTGTTCCACCTGTATTGTAAATAATACCTGCTTCTATGTCTCCCCACATGATTCCGTTTTCACTAGTGTATGGAGCGGGTCCGTAACGACTAGTCCACCAAGTTGGCATTTCAGTAAACCCTAACATCTCCCATGGTGCTATGTTTGGCTGAGATGTACCGTAAAAGTATTCATATACCCCTCTCCAATATCCTTGATCGATAGGTGTATTTGTTAATTTGTTTCCTGACTGGTAATAGTTCCAACTAAACTCATTGCTTTTTGTAAATCCAGTTTGAGTTTTGTAATCAATTCTATTTTGTCCAGCCCAATTTAAAAATTGTGAACTATAAATTTTTAAATAGTCTTCTGTTGTATATGTTGACTCTCTGAAGAATCCAGGTAACACTTCATAACGTTCAATAGGAACAAGTGTGCTTAATTTAATATTATTATAGATCCTAGTTTCAAATTCTAATAATGCTTGATCTCTAAAGTCTGTTAGTCCTGTTGACGGTGAGTAGTCTATTGTATACAAAGATGTATACGAACCATCATGTCCTCTCAACATATATGTCGGTGTTTGATAGTTTGGATCTAATACTACTTCTGGTTTCCATTTAGGATACATTCCCAACTTAGTTGGTGTGTTAGGTACAAAATTACCATATGTTTGATTGTATTCTTTAATAGTAACAACATCACCTGCTTCCAAATCTTCTGTGACTGTTAGTGAGGGTGAAGTTGTTGATACAATATAATCTACATCTCTAATTAACTGAGATGTCGTTGCTACACCATTAGTTGTTCTTGTAAGATAAACTAAGACTCCTTTATAGTTTGCTTGTGAGAAGTCATACGTTTGTGCTAGAGGGTAAATAGACTCTTGCAATGCGTTTGCAAACGTATATGTGTTTGTCTTATATGGTGCTTGTGATGGCAACATGTCTGACCAGAAGAAAGAATCTCCTTCTGATTTTGCTGATACCATTTGCTCTAATGCCGTATCTAAAATATAACTAGGTTCAAATCTTCGTTCCCATTCAATGTCATCTACAGTTTTTACAAGTTGTTGCTTGTATTGAATGTATTGATCAGAATTATATTGCAATGCAGTAAATAAGTTGTGTTCTGACTTGCGTAAGAATACACTCGGCAATACTAATGATGCAGAGTTTTGAATAATCTTTGTGCCATATGGAACTAAATTACCCAAGTCTCTTAAATTATTTGATCCAAAAATTGTACCTGTTGAGTTTGGGTTATTAATAAAGATGTCTTGGTATTGTGATCTAATGTCACCGATGTCTGCAACTTCTAAATCTGTATTAAAAGGGTTGTTGCTTAAATTTATAGGTATGCTATAATAAGCATTACTAGATGTTTGATTACTTAATATTAGAATTTGCACTGGTGTATCTACAGTTGGTGCAGTGTTTAATTTAATCTTTGTTGTGTCATCTGTTTCAGTAACTGTATATGTAGATTCTAATTGATATACGTTGTTTACATATACTTGTATACGCGGCCATGAATCGTCTGCTTCTGGAATAACAGCAACGTCACACGTAAATTCGGCTGTGGACCCTTTGTTATATTCTAGTTCAAATATTTGATATTGAACTGAGGGGGCAAGTGCTGTTTGCCAGCCCAACTCACGTGTTTTTGTTGTACGTGTAGAATAATTATACACGTAACCTGTATTAACTTTTTTAGTCTCTGGATCTGTTCCACTTACATATGAAAATGAATCGACATTAAGAGAGCAATCAAAACTAATATCACCTACGTTGTCTACTGCTGAGTATCGTAATGGGAATCCTAAGATTGCATCATTAACTCCAGTACCTCTTCCATAAGAAAATAATTTGTTTCCTAAGAATGAACTACCTTGATAGATTGTCGTATTTCCAAATGACACTCCGTCTTTGTCAAAAATATCAAACTTTGGTGATTGATTGACTGTAAGTTTTTGTTGTGCTTCTTCCCAATTTAATCCATCAAACCAAAATGTAGATCCTTGATAATTAAATCCTCGTGTTGCTACTGTTTGATCATCAGTTAAACAAAGTGAATCTTCTGCTTCAGTCAATGTAATAACTGGTACACTACCAAAAGTGATTGTTGAGAATCCAACAACATAAATTTTGTTTCTAACTTCTAAGTTTGTGTCTGCTGTGAAGATAACTCTTGCACCAGAGAACAATTCATAATTGTTTACTGTTGTATCACTACCTACAATTGACACATTTGCTTGACCAACGACAGTTGTTGATGCAAACTCAACTGTTAAAATAGTATTAGTTCCAACTACTTCAATATTTGTAATTTGTGTATTGTTAGGTAGAGCAAAATTAGAATCTGTTACATACATGTTTACTTCAAATGATGTAAAGATATCTGCTGTAGGAATAGTAATCGTTGTACTTGTTCCTGTTACTCCTGCGATTGTTGCAGTGTAACTTGTATATGTTTCGATGTCAGGATAATATTGCTGTTTGTTTGCAACTTGATCAAATGCATTTGTTGTTCTTGTATCGATAAAGTCTACTGGTGCTTTTGCAATTGTACCAGCATCAAATAGTTTTAAGTTTGGATAAAACTCAATGATCGGACGTTTTGCTTTGTTTGCTCCTGTTGCATAAGTCGTAACAATTGACGGATCTTCATTATAATCAGCAGTTGCATTGATGACATCGATATGGAACCATCTGTTAGAACGTGACCATGCATTTCTATTAATAGAATTTCTACCGATCGTAATGTAATCTTGGTCTACAGGAATAAACAACTCTGTATCAAAGTTACCAATCGAATATGGCAATGAGTCATAAGGAATGTAATTTGTTCCTGTAAAATCTTCAGGTACTGTTAAGTCTGTTGTCGGAATCAAATTAATAGATTCGCCGACACCCTGAACATAATATTCACCTGTTAAATATTTTGAAGGGATAACATCTCCATCAAATTGCACTTTTAATCCGTTAGTAAATACAACTCCATTTGTTGATGTAAATGTTTTTTGACCTAGAATGTCTTCATCAACATCTAGGGTATTTGTTAAGTTGCTTTCAATTAATCTAATTGTTCCAACTTTATTTGCATTTGTGCCGTCTTGGTAGTATAATGTATCTAACAATGCTGAAAGATAAGGTACTCTTGTAATTTCACCTGCTAACGATCTGTAAAAATCTAAGCCGATGTATTCTGTACCAAATTGAGCAGTAATCTTTTCCTCGGATGGTATCACACCAGCGGGAATCAAACGAATTGTCGGGTCTGATGAATCTCCTACATATGTAATTGTATAAAAGTTTTCACTAACATTTGTATAAAAACCTTCTTCCCACAAACCTTCGTTAATGTTTGCTACCATTGAACCTGTGTTAGGAGTTAATGACAATGTTGGGCCATTTAATGTTAGTGAAATTGTAAATGATGTTGAATCGATAATATCTTTTACATAATAAATTGTATCAACATCTAGTCCACCTAATAACGGATCACTTGCGGGCTCTGCTGTAAATGTAACAGTCTGATTCGCAACTAAGTCTGACGTAGTGCCAGATGATAATTTAAGTTGTGAAGATGTAGTTTCATCAATTGCTAAAGTAACTGGAGCAACAATCTCCGGTGATGTTAGATTGACATCATAGTTTGCTCCGTTCTCATCAAAGAATGATTGAATAAATCCTACTTCATTTGGTTCTTCTGTTTGATAGAACATAACAGTAAGACCTTCTAATGAAGTTACACCGTCAATGTTTCCTACTTGACTAACTGTTAAACCATTAACTTCTGAAAATAGTTTTGTGCTTACAACACCAACTGTATTGTTGCCAGGGAATAAAAAGTCATTTTGTGCATCTCTATTAGGGACAGTAAATGTTACATAGCCTGAGGTTGCACCATTGTTGTTAACACCTAAAATTTCTCTTGTGTTTTGTGCGCCATCCATACCTGTTACGCCGGGTACACCTTGTATCCAAAACTGAGTTTCTTGGTTAACTGCAAACCTATATGATCCGCCACGCAATAATGTTAGTGAAGGATTGAGAGAACCTGATGCCGCACCTAATGCTTTAATACTATAAGCATTTGATGTGTCTGTAACAATATAATCAGATTCTGAGAATACAGTAGCACTAGCAATCGTAACTGCTGGAGGCCCTTCTGGTATCCAATAGTATTGATTAAAGTTTATTAACTTATCTAAGTCTGTAAATGAATCCCAGGAATAAAATTGACTGTTAAACAAACGAGAGTTATCTAATGTTACTCCACCTTTAAGTTGCAATGCATCGATAAGTTCAGGATAAGTTAAAAAGTCTTTAGCAGTAGATTGATTCTTATTTAAAAATGCAGTACCGGGTGCTAATTGATAATCTGTTCTTGTCTTTGTTGGTTCAGTTACATAATAATCTTTTGCGTTAACGCCGTAACCAAACTTACTTCCAACATACCCTTGCAAAGTTTCTGTTTTGGGTTCGTTGACTAATTGATCTAATGTTGCACCTAAGAACTGTGCATTGGTAGAGGTTTTAAATATTTCAGGTAAAAACTCTAATGTTCTGATCTTTGCCATGTTTTATTTACAACCTTATGACTGCATTGTTGCAGGAGTTAATGCGGGTACAATTACTATATCATTTGTAGTAGCCGCGTTTACAAATATTTCGTATGGTCTGCATTTAATTTCATATAAATCACCGAATAATTTTTCTGGATCATCTGAAACTAATATAACCGAACTTACTAGTTCTCCTATTTGTTCATGTAGATATGCACTTAATTCTGTAAAGAAGAAAGTATCACCAAAGTTCCAATTATTAATATTAAAATAACTATCCATTGCCGCTAATACAGAACTTCTAATTTCACTATTAGATGCGTTTGTTGTTTGTGACTTGACTACTTTAATAGTTGCTCTCAATGATTGATCTGCTTTCGCTCCGAACAATGGTTTAAATGTAACACTATTTAATATAACTGAATCTGACAACATTTTATAATCTTGTACTAATGGATATGCTGTATTCAGTTCGTCTAGTGTTGGTTGATCAGGTTTTTTAACTGTATCAGTAGTGTCTTTAATATAATTACTGAATGCAGTATAATATGCTTGAGTCACTAAGTATAAATCAACAATATTTGTTGTTGCTGGATCAATGCGAGTAGTGTTATTAGCATTATGTCTGTATTGATAATCTAATCCTTGTCTGCCTGACTTAACAGAATAATCTAACTGTTCAGTCATAATATAGTTAGGCGTAGTTATTGTAGGATCTTGTACTGATTTATAAAATTTATTATCAGTGTATGCATAAAATAATTGTCCTACAGGGAATTCGTATTTGACAATTTCAATTTGATTTTTAGTTCCATATGTATAAATGACATCTGTACTAGGAACAATTAACTGTCTTGTCAAGTTAACAGGATCTGTAATCGTTCTAAAGAATACATACACACCTGTATTGGCTCCGTTATTTACGTAACCAGTAATGTCGTTAAAGAAATCAGGGTCTAAAATTAATTGACCATTATTGACATCAGTAGCGGCAACTTCGACTTGGAAGTCATTTACATAACCATCTGACTCAACAGTCTGTCCTAAAATATTAACTTTAGTATCTGCTCCTAATGCAGTTGCTGTATTAAACACAGTGTTTATACCTAACATGTTAATAAAATCTTGTATGATTTTACCAGTAAACGGATCATATACTAATTCATCTTTACTATAAGTAAATCTTGTATCAGCAACACTACCGAAATAATATGTTAATGATTTATATGTTACAGTATAACGATTGTTTCCTAAACTAGTAAACTTGACAAAATAATTTGCATTTGATGCCGCGCCGATTGACCAACGTTCTTGGTTGATTAATAACGAGTTGTTAAAGATTAAAGTAAAGTCTTGTTGCAATTCTATTTTAAGAATTGCTTCTTGTATTACAGCAGATGATAACGAGTTATCAAATACTGGAATAATTTCTGTAAGTAAAACACCGTCGGGTACATAACCATTTAATGTTACTGGTCCCTTGCCATTTGCAAATGTTCCTTCACCGTTGTTGTTACCGTCACCAACAACATTTAATATTGTTGACCATATATAATTTTTTTCTCCACCAGTCGGGACGCCTGCAACTAAACGATTGTCTGCATCAAAATAAAATCCTACAGGCGCATTAAATTTTAATAATGCTCCTTGAGTTGCATATTTTGCGTTAGTAGTTGTAAATGTTCCTATAGGTTGAGGCTGTTGTATCGTCCCATTAAGAGAATAAAAGTATCCAGTTTCACTTGATGAATCAACTGAACTAGTTTTCCAATATAAAGTACTGCCACCACTTGTGCCTGGGTATGCATATCGTGTGTAATTTTGTATATAATATTGATTAGCACGATTTAATGCAAGTACTGATGCTAAATCATCTGTAAAGAATTGAATAATGTCTGAAGTGTTGTTTACTTGTAATGTTAAAAAGCCATCACCAGACTCTTGGTACAACGCACCGTCATCTCCGAATGAGTTTGTACTAGAATATTTTCCAGTTGGATCAAGTAAATCTAAATTTTTAGATACACCAATTGAACTTCTATTAATTGCTTTTGATTTTATAATAGAGTTATATAAAGTGTATGGGAAGTTTGTGTAGTCTTCTCCGTTAACCATACGATTTTGTGTATAGTATCTTGTCGGTGCTCTTTGTTTAATTGCCGCAATTGGTTCTCTTGCTTGAGCATTTGTTACTGCAACAGGTAATGAAAAATTCAATGATAAGGTTTGATTACTGCCTACTCTGTCTACATAGGTGATAGAAACACTAACACCGTTCATTTCAGAAGGATCAATAGTATATGTTAATGCGTTACTTGATCTTACATATGCTCTAAAGTTACCTACGGGCATTTCTGAAAATACACCGTCACCGAATACATATGTAACTTGATCATTTACACGTGAGCCTACAGAAAAGATTTTTTTATTACTTGATTCTGTTTGTAAATATGCATCCGCATATACATTTTCTACTTGAGACCAATAACCTAATGTGTTATCTGCATTTAATTGATATAACCATGTATCAGTTTCGTTTACTCCTGCAACATCAATATTAATTGATTGATTTGAAATCTGTTGTTGAAAATTAAAGTTATATGGTTGTAATGATCCTTGTTTAAAGTAAAACATGAATCCTGTATTAGCACTACCAAATCCTAATTTGTCATTTCTATATAACATATTAATTTTATTAGTAGGTTTAGGTGGAATTTCATAAATATATTTTTCATCTAATGATGTTGCACTTACTAATTCAAAGTTCATACCCTGACCATCAACTTGTGATGTAAACGGTACAATTGGCATTGTGCCTTCGGGGAGTCTTATTCCGTATTCACTTGTTGTAACTCCTAATATATCAGAACTATTACCCGGGCGACCTATTCTTTGCGAGTCTACCATAGCCGCATTGAATATTGTATTCATTTGATCTAACCAATTACTGTTAGAAGGATCATTCCAACTGACTGGAGTATTACTTAAATTAACCCCGTTAGCATCTCTCACATTTTCAGTTGTTCTAATTGAAGTTACTTTTAAATAACCAGATGCACATGTATTTCTTTTAGGTGTATATCCAACTAAGTCTGCTAATTTTACTACAGAGTCTCTGCGTTCGGCCGTGTCAATGAAATTTTCACGTGTGTTTAAATCGTTTCTAAAAGCAAGACCTTGACCCATAAAAGCCATGACATCAAGTAGAGCAATAAACTCCGAACTTTCAATATAGTCATTGAATGTTTCAGGATAATAGAGTCTAATATAATCAATAAAACTTTTTCTTAAAGTTTCATAATCGTATGATCGAAAGTCTGCCTCACGAAAGGTTTCGTAGATTGCTTTCCAATCATTTACTCCAAAGAGTCCTGATTGCCTTGAACTTGTAGCCATAGTTTTTCCCTGTTTCAAGTATTTATCTTTATGGAAAAACCGAGTTTTTTTATGCTACTGTGGCTGTATTTGTCTGTGAATCAAAGAATAATGCTAAATCTCCAGCATTATTGTATGGAGTAATAGACAGTTGAACTTCTATTAATATACCATTTTCTTTAGGATATGCTTGTATTGTATTGATAGTAAGGCGCGGATCTAATCCAGCAACTCGTCTAACTTCATTTTGTATAGCAGTTTGAACATCACTTGTGTTGGGTTCAAAAATAAAGTCCCATAATGTAGTGCCATAATTAGGTTTGCCTACCTTTTCTCCACGTCTAATATTAAGTGCATTAACTAAATCTTGTATAACAAGTTGTTCATCAGTTAATCTAAACTTTTTACCAAAGATAATAGGGTTAGTTATACCGTTTGCTTGTCCATCAATAGCCGGCACTGGATTAACGGTTCGTGCTTTGTCTGCGTTGATTGATGTAAATCCTACGTATGTTGCCATAATACTATTTATATCCTATTTTAGTTCCCATGACATAGACATAGAATCCCATTTCCATTGAAGGCCACCGCCGCCTCCAATGCCAACATTGTTGCTTATAGTAATGTAGTCATTATAGTCAGTGTAAATATCTTGACCAACACCACCTGATGTTAATGGGCCATCTCCGATATCTTCACCTATT